ATCTGAGGGGAGTCGCATGTCTGCGACCGATGCAATGCTGTCACGCTTCCAGGCTGAGCTCGAGGAGCGACGCACGTTCATGGATGGGCTGATCGAGGCCGCCGAGTCGGCCGGCCGCGATCTGACCACCGAGGAAACCGATCTGTACACGCGGGCACGTGACCGGATGCGCGTCATCGCCGGGCAGATGGAACCACTGCAGGAGGGCGCCCGGATCGCCATCGAGTCACGCGCTCGGACAGCGGAGCTCGTCGGCATGTACGCCAACGCCCGCAACCCGCAGGCCGCCAACGTCGAGTACCGCTCGGCCGGCGCGTACATCGCCGACATGTACTGGGATCTGCTCGGCGACACCGACGCCCGTCAGCGTCGAGAGATCTTCCACCGCGCCGCGGCCCACCAGACCACGGCCGACAACCCGGGTCTGCTGCCCGAGTCGATCGTGCAGCCGATCATCAACTTCATCGAGGTCGCCCGGCCGCTGATCGCCTCGGTCGGCCCGACCGATCTCGGTCCAGGGGCGTGGTCGTATGCCCGGGTGACGCAGCACACCCAGGTCGGCAAGCAGGCCGGTGAAAAGACCGAGCTGCCGTCGCGCAAGATGCTCGTCACCAAGACGCCGTTGGGTGCGGATACGTTCGGCGGCTACGTCAACGTGTCCAAGCAGGACATCAACCGGTCGTCGCCGGCGGTCCTCGACATGATCATCAACGACCTCGCCCAGCAGTACGGCATCGAGACCGAGGACGAGATGGGGACCGTGATGACTGCCGCCGCCGTCGCGGGCCCGGTGATCCCGGCCGCAGGGACGGCGCTCGACGTGTCCAAGGCGATCTGGACCGCCGCCGGTCTGTGCTTCGCTGCCACCAAGGGGCAGGGACGCACGATCATCGCCGTGTCGCCCGACATGCTCGGCGTGATCGGCCCGCTGTTCCCGGCGATCAACCCGACCAACGCCATCGCGGCGATGAACGCCAGCCAGATCGCCAACGGGACGATCCCGTCGCTGTCCGGTCTCGGCTCGCTGATGTCGGCCGGGCTCGCCGCCGGCACGATCCTGGTGTACTCGACCGCAGCGGTGAAGGCGTTCGAGTACAAGTACGGCAACCTGCAGGTCGTCGAGCCCTCGGTGTGGGGTGTCCAGGTCGGCTACGCGGGAGATTTCGACTCGGTGGTCATCGAGCCGACCGGGATCGTCAAGGTGACGGTCGGACCGTGACCGACTGGTACGCACCCAATCAGCAGGCGGTGCGCGGCGACGAGTCGGGGCCGGCCGAAGAGGGCGGCGGCGGCGCACCCGACGCGCCACCGGCGGCAGCACCGTACGACCCGGGCGCGCACACCGTCGCCGAGGTCCAGGACTACGTCACCGCGCACCCGGGCGAACGGTCGGCGATCCTCGAGGCCGAATCGACCGGCAAGAACCGCGTGTCGTTGATCGAATGGTTCGCGAGCGGCTGACATGGCCTATGCCGACGCCGACCAGCTGGCCGCCGCGCTGCGGACGAGAGTGACCGCTGAAAACCAGCAGCTCCTCGACGACTGCCTCGCCGCAGCCGCCGAGGAGATCGACTTCGACCTCGACCGCGACGACCCGCTGCCGACGCCGACGCCGCTGATGGTGGTGCGGGTCAACGTCAACCGCGCCGTCGAATGGTTCAAGGCAGCCGACGTCAACGCCGGATCGATCGGCACCGAGCAGACCGGGGTGCTCACCGCACCCGACGAAGGCTTCGGGAAGTGGTCGCTGACGTTGCGACCGTTCAAGCAGAAGTGGGGTGTGGCGTGAACCTGCTCGACGCCCGCGCCAAGCTCGCCGCCGCGCTCGCCCCGATCGAGGACAGCGACCCGACCGTGCTCGTCGATCTCGTCGACGCGCTCGAGCCGCCGGCGCTGATGCTCGGCTGGGGCGAGCCGTGGCTGCTACCACAGACCGCTTGCCTGCGGACGGGCCGGCTCGTCGTAACTGCCGTGGCGGGCCGGCTCGTCCCCGGCGCCGGCATCGAATCCCTGGAGCAGCTCGTCGAGTACACGCTCGACACCCTCAGGGCCGACGCCGGCCAGTGGGCGCTCGACACGGTGTCGGGGCCGCGCGTGTTCACCCTCTCGAACATCAACTATCTCGCAGCGCGGATCACGTTGCGGGTCCCGATTACAGGAGGTCCGTGATGGCCGATCCAGAACCAGTCATTCTCATCAACCCCGATCTGACCATCGACGGCCAGTCGCTGAAGTGCTTGATGTCGCACATCGAGCTCACCCCCGACGTCACCATCGTGGAGGTCAAGACCTCGTGCGGTGTCAAGGAGTACCCGGGGACGATCAAGTGGACCCTGAAGGCGTCGCTGTACCACAGCTTCGATCCGCTCGGCACCAACAAGATCTTGACCGACGCGGTCGAGGGGGCGGTCCCGGTGGACTTCACCGTGCTGCCCTCGACGAGCGCCCCGGTGTCGGCGACGAACCCGGAGTACACCGGGCAGGTCATCCCGAGGCCGTTCACCCCGATCGCCGGCGACATCGGGGACGCCTCGAGCTTCGACCTCGAGTGGTCGATCATCGGCTGGACCGCCGTCCCGATCATCAACATCGTCCCGGGACCGTGACCGCCCCGAACGTCGAGTTCGTCGGCACCGACGCGGCGATGGCCGACCTCAAACGGTGGGCCGACGATCTCAAACCACAAGTCGACAAGGCCGGCGCACCGCTCGGCCAACGGGTCGCCGGGACCGTCAGGGGCCGCGTCCCGCATCTGTCCGGGCAGCTCGCCGGGTCGGTGGAGAGCTCGACCGACGAGGAGGGCATCGTCGTGTCGCTCGGCGACGGGGTGCCGTACGCGGGGTGGATCGAGTTCGGCGGCTCACGTGGCCGCGACTACGTCCCCGAGGGCCGCTACCTGTACCCGTCGATGCTCGACGCCCAAGACGAATACGAACAACTCGCCAACAACACGGCGGCCGACAGTATCGGGAGGTTCCGATGGTCGACACCATCAGCAGCAGCGTGACCAGCAACGGGCACACCAGGGTGCTGCCGGAGATGATCCGGCTGACCGCCGCCGAGTCGCAGCGGATCCCGTCGCCTGGCACGCAGCGGGCGTTGAAGGCGCAGACCGGGCAGACCTGGGACAAGCTCGTCGGGCCCGATGCCGATTCGGCCGACCGGGTCCAGACGATGATCTGGATCCAGTTGCGCAAGCAGATCCCCGACCTCCGCTGGGACGAATGTGACGAGGTCGCGGTGCAGATCGAAGAGGGAGCGCTGGGCGTGGACCCTACGAACTTCGGCGGCTCCGCGAGCTTGCCGCCTTCTGCCGATTCTGGCGACTGAGCCCCGACCAGGTGTACGCGATGGATGATGACACCTACCGGGCGTTCGTCGGCTATCAGCGTGAAGAGCTGAAAGCCCGCGAACGGGCGGCACGCCGCCGGAAGGGATGACCTGTGGCATCCGGTCCGAGCATCGCGGTCAAGTTCCTCGCCGACACATCGAATCTCGTCAGCGGGGTCGACAAGGCTGCCGGTACGGCGTCGAGCAGCATCGGCGGGTTCGCGAAGAAGGCCGGCATCGCGCTCGGGGGGGCGTTCGCCGTGGGTGCGGTCGTCGAGTTCGGCAAGGCGTCCGTCGACGCCGCGGCGGCCGACGCCGAGGGCCAAGCGAAGCTCGCCCAGACGCTGAAGAACACGACCGGGGCGACGCAGGATCAGATCGCCGCCTCCGAGGACTTCATCGCCAAGCTGTCGAAACAGAGTGCGATCGCCGACGACGATCTCCGTCCGGCGATGGACAACCTGGTCCGCGGGTTCGGCAACGCTGAGGACGCCCAAAAAGCGCTCGCCCTGGCGACCGACATTTCAGCCGGCACCGGCAAGGATCTCGGCTCGGTCTCCGAAGCGCTGATGAAAGCCGCCAACGGTCAGACCGGGGCCCTCGGCCGCCTCGGCATCGAAACGAAAGACTCGGCCGGCCACGCCAAATCGCTCGATCAGATCATGGGTGACCTGTCCGGCACGTTCAAAGGCCAAGCGGCCGCCGCCGCGGAGACGACCGCCGGGAAGATGCGCAACGCCTCGATCCAGTTCGGCGAGTTCCAGGAGCAGATCGGCACCGCGGTGCTGCCGGTCCTGTCGACGATGGCTTCGTTCTTGACCGGGACGTTGATCCCGGCTCTGTCCGGTGTCGCTGACTGGATCAGCGGCCACAAGGACGTGATCGTCGCAGCGCTGATCGGCGTCGGTGTCGTCGTCGGCGCGGTCGTCATTCCTGCGTTCCTGTCGTGGGCTGCCGCCGCCGGCGCGGCCGCCTTGGCGACGGTGCTGGCCGCCGCCCCGTTCATCGCCATCGGCGCGGTGATCGCCGGCGTCGCGCTGCTGATCATCAACAACTGGGACACGATCAAGGCCGCTGCCGAGGCGACGTGGGACTTCGTCGTCGGTGTGATCAAAGGGGTGTTCAACTGGGTCAAGGACAACTGGCCGCTGTTGCTCGCCATCATCACCGGACCGATCGGCGCGGCGGTGCTGATCATCGTCAAGAACTGGGACACCATCAAGGCGGCCGCCGTCGCCGTGTGGGACTGGATCAACAACACCTGGCATCAGCTGCTCGACATCCTCACCGCACCGTTCAACGCCGCCAAGGATCTGATCTCGACGGCGCTCAACGGGATCACCTCCGCGGCGCAGGGCGTCTACGACGGCGTCAAGGGGATCTTCGACAAGTTCGCCGGGATCTTCGAGAGCATCGTCGGCGCGGTCAAGACGGCGATCGGCAGCGTCGTCGACGCCATCGTCGCCCCGATCAACCTCGTCATCCGGGCGTGGAACGGGATCGAGTTCAAGATCCCGGAGATCACCCTGCCCGAGTTCGACACGCACATCCCCGGCGTCGGCAAGATCGGCGGCGGCCACGTCGGCGGCCAGACCATCGGCTTCCCCGACATCCCGACCCTCGCCGCCGGCGGTGTGCTCACGTCACCGACGCTGTTCCTCGGCGGCGAAGCCGGCACCGAGATCGTCGCCCCCGAGGCGATGCTGCGCGCCATCATCCGCGACGAGGCCGGCGGCAACAGCTACGTCCTCAACATGTATCCGCGCACCGCCGACTCGGCCGATGTCGCCTACGCCTTCCGGCGCCTCGAACTGATGGCCGGCGCATGACGATCATCGACGCACCCTGGATCGCGGACGACGACTGCGAGACGCACGAGTGGCGTTCGGCGCAGGGTGAGACGATCCGCTTCGTCACCCGCACCGAGGCCGAGCAGCGGATGATGCCGCCGGTCACGATCAACTCGATCAGAGTGCCACAGTCGCAGGGCGCCAGCTTCCGAGGCGCCCGCCACGAGCCACGACTTGCGACGATCCCTGTCGTCGTCCCGGGCCCGCAAGCCGGCCGAGACGAGCTCCGCCGATGGGCCAAGGCCCTCGACCCACTCAAGGGTGAGGGCACGCTCACCGTCGTCGTCGGACCGTGGGCCGGCCGTCAACTGGTGTGCGTGTACGAAGCCGGGCTCGAGGACTTCGCAGAGGAGTGGCCACTGCTCGGCCTCACCGTGCTCGGGTTCCGCGCCTCGGACCCGTACTGGCAGGACTCGCTCGAAAGCAGCGCGACGGCCACGATCGCCTCGACAGGGTTCACCTGGTTCCCGTTCTTTCCGCTCGTACTCGGCGCGTCCGACGTTTTCGCTCAGCTGACGATCAACAACGCCGGCGACGTCGACGCCTGGCCGGTGATCACCGTCGTCGGCCCGGGCACCGATCTCCACCTCACCAACCTCACGACCGGCAAAGAGATGCTGCTGACCGGAGCGCTCGCCGCCGGTTCCACCGCGGTGATCGACACCCGGCCCGGTCACAAGACTGTGACCATCGACGGCGTCAACGTGTTCTCGCGGCTGACAGCAACGTCGTCGTTGTGGCCGCTGGTGCCCGGCCCGAATCGTGTCTCCATCGGTCTCGCTACGGGCACCGCGGCGTCATCGGTTCGGTTCGCCTGGCGGAACAGGTGGCTCGCGGCATGACCACCTGGACCCTGTATGTCGCCGACCAGCTCGGCCAACGCCAAGCACAGATAGACGTCTATCACCACTTCCAAGTGATCGCCCGCCACAACGCGGTATCGACCTGGGCGCTCGCGATGCCGACCGATTGCGATGCCGCCGACGCGATGTTGAATCTCGAGCATCCGCGCGTCGTGCTGCGCATCGATGACCGCACCCTGCGATCCGGGCCGATGACTCACCTCGAGCGCAACATCACCAACGAGGGCGACGACCTGTCACTGACTGGTGTCGATGACACCGTCTGGCTGACCCGCCGTGTCGCCCACCCGCAACCGGGCACCGCTGCGCCGCCGTACGCGACCACGGCCTACGACATCCGAGCCGGCAACGCCGCACAGATCCTCGCCCAATACATCGATGTCAACGCCGGCCCGTCGGCCGTGCCCGCCCGTCGCGTTCCCGGTCTTGTCGTCCCGGTACCGGCACCAGCCGGCGGAGCCGTCACCTGGCAGGCCCGATATGAAGGCCTTCTCGACTTCATCATGTCCAAGGCCAACGCCCTCGGTCTCGGCGTGCGCGTCGTCGACTTGTCCGTCGACGTGTTCACACCCGTCGTGCGCAACGCCGTGTTCTCACTCGAGCTCGGCACCCTCGCCGAGACCTCGTCGACGTTCGACGCCGCCGACGCCAACTTCGTGTACGTCGCCGGCCAAGGCGTCGGCGCCGCCCGCACCATCGTCGAAGTCACCGACGCCCAATCGGTGACCGACTGGGGACGGGTCGAGCAGTTCCAAGATCGCCGCGACACCAACGACGTCGCCCAACTGACAAGCGCCGGCAACGAGACACTCGAGCGCGGCGTCACCCCACGAGTCGTCACCTACGAACCGATCGACAGCCCGGTGCAGCAGTTCCCCCGCGACTGGTCCGTCGGTGACATCGTCCAAGTCCGAGTCGGCGACCAGATCCGCGCCGACATCGTCCGCGAGGTAGCCGTCACCCTCGACGAGGGCGAACCGGTGAAGATCACCGCCAACATCGGCGCCGGCAACGACCTCGCCATGTTCCAAGCGAGCCTCGACGCCAACCGCCGGATCCGACAACTGGAACGAGTGTGAGGAGGTCGCCATGGTTGCGATGAACGTATGGCCAACCGACGCCGCCGATGGCTCGGTCGCCAACGAAGCCCGCTGGCGCAAGATGGGCCGACTGTGGACACCGACCGGCGCCGCCGCAGCTGCAGCAGGATCTGCGCTGCTGCCGACGCTGGCGTTTCCGAACCTGACCGTCAAGGCCGGCGGCTGCTGGGTCGACGGCCACTTTTGCGAGCTCCCCGGCGACCAGGTCCTCGCCGTCACTGCGAACGGGCTCGCCGTGGTCCGTTTCGACCCTGCGGCGAACACCGCCCAGCTGCTCTACCTCGACGGCGTCACGGTCCCGGCACAGTCACCGACGGGCACCTATGAGATGCCTGTCGCCAAGATCAGCGGTTCGGCGTTGATCGACGTGCGTGCCGTCGTCACCTCGACCGGGACGCTGACGTTCCCGAGTGTCGCGGCGCGCGACTTCAACATGCCCGCCGCCGGCGGCAACATCGGCGCGACCTGTGTCACCGCCGACACCGGCACCCAATGGATCGTCATTCCACTACCGACCCCCAGCTGGTCGGCGTTGCCACAGACCACACCATGGGTCGGCTTCACGTTCCAGAACGGTTGGACAAACTTCCTGGGCGGCCACATCTCGGGCGCCTACCGCAAGGTTGGCGACACCGTCCAACTGCGCGGCCTCGTCAACGCCGGCGTCGTCGGTGGCGCAACCCCGATCGCCACACTCCCGGGCGCCTTCCGACCCGCAGCGACACACTTCTTCGGGACGGTTTCCAACGGAGTATTCGGGCTCGTATCCGTTGCCAGTGACGGCACGATCACTGCGCTCGCTCCATCGACTAACGCATACGTGTCGCTCAACGGGCTGACCTTCTCCACATCACCCTGACCAAAAGGAACCTCGCTCATGTCCTACGCCACCATCAACCAGAACGCCAACGACTACCAGTTCCTGAGCCGGCTCACCGCCGCCCTCGCCCAAGAGGGCGCCCAGCTCCCCGACGAGGTCGTCATGCAAGTCCGCTGGCCGGTCTGCTCGGCATCCGACATCGAGGCCGCTTACGCGTTCGCGATCAACTCCGACAACCCCAACCCCGGCGGCGACGAGACCGTCATCACCGACCAGATGATCCTCTCCGCCGTGCAAGCGCACATGTCCGCCACACCATGACCGGCCGCTACCTCGTCGAGCTGGCCGACGTGCTGCGCGCCGCCGGCCTCCATGTTGCCGAGGTCGACGGGTGGAAAACCCGAGCGCGCAAGTCGGGCGGTTACGCCGATTCACGGCCCTGGTGCGTCATGTGGCACCACACCGCCAGCCAAGCGTCACCGGAACACGACATCGACTACATCATCGGCTCCGACACCGCCCCCATCTCCAACCTGTACCTCGACCGGACCGGCTGCATCCACGTCATCGCCGCCGGCGCCACCAACACCAACGGCAAAGGCGGCCCGCAGAAGTTCTCGCGCGGCACGGTCCCGCTCGACTGCATGAACGAGTACGCCGTGTCGATCGAGGCCGCCAACTCGGGTCTCGGTGAACCGTGGCCGCAGGTCCAGATCGACGCCTTCTTCACCGCGTCGATCGCCGTGACGAACTGGCTCGGCCTCGAGCCGACCGACATCTCCAGCCACGCCGGATGGACGACCCGCAAGATCGACCCGGCCACCGCCGCCGCCGTCCAAGGACCCTGGCGCCCCGCGTCTGTCAACTCGTCCGGAACCTGGTCGCTCGACGACCTCCGCCACGAAGCCGCCCGCCGAGCCTCGTCGACGCCGGCACCAACCCCACCACCATCATCGGAGGATCACATGTACCTCGCCACACTCGCAGACGGCACCGTCGTCGTCGTCGGCTCCGCCGTCCGCCCCGTCTCCGGCGACGAGATCGCACCGGGCGGACCGTTCGCCCACCTGCCCCGCTTCGTGCCGAACCCCACCTCGTACTGGCACCAGTGGCTCAAGGGCGGGGTGGCCGAGTACTCCGGGCGTGTCCAGCCGATCGCATGATGCTCGCCGAAACCCCGACCTACACCGCCACCGAGCTCGTGACGATCATCTCGGTGATCATGGGCGGGCTCGTCACCATCATCGGCGCCGTGTTCGCCGGATGGGCCGCGATCAAAGCAACCGCCGCGCACTCCGCCATCCGCGAGGTCGCCGGCGACGTCAAGACGATGAACGCCCTCTCGATGGGCCAGCTCGCCGACGCCGCCGAAACCCGACGCATCATGCGAGTGCCCGCCACCGAGCGCACTGCAGCCGAGCTCGAACATCTCACCGCGGTGCCACCCAAGCCAACCGGCGAGACACCGATCACGAGATGATCGGCGACATCGACTGGGAGGACCTCGACGTCGCCGGCGCGTTCGTGCTCGGCACCGTCTTGGCCACTGTCGCCGTGCTGCGCGTCGTGCGCGCCGTGTCGGTGATGTTCCGACAAGAACGCCGCAAGGACCGTGACGACTCGGAGTAGCTAGCCGCCGCAGTCGGCGACCACTTGCGGATCCGCCCTGACGTCGTCGAACGACGTCGGGTGACCCTTGGCGGTCGCCCAATCGGCGAACGTCGCGTACTCGACGCCATCGACGACCACGTTCGCCTCACCCGCGGCGTCGCGCTGCTCGGTGAGCTTGTTCCACTCGTCGACGACGGCGTTCCACTTGTCCATGACGCAGTTGTAGACCTCGAGCGGCAACCCGTCGACGAGGACCGTGTTCCCAGGCGTCACCGTGGTCGACGGCGCCGGCGCACCCGGTTCGTCATCACCGCCACCGCCACCGTCACTGCCGCAACCCGCCAACACGACAAGCACCACCGCGCAAACGTACCGTCCGAGGATCTTCATCGGGTGCCTCCCATCGCTGGATGCAACTGACACTCACCTTAGGTGCTCTGTCGAGAGTGACGAGACGGGCATATGTCCTTGTAGACTCCCTGAGGTACTTGCCAGTTCCAAATTGGCCTTGCCAAGGTGAGGGTCGCGGGTTCGAATCCCGTCGTCCGCTCGAAACCCCAGGTAGATCGGGGTTTTAGTCGATAATTCGGGGCTGTGAGAGGCCGGGAAATCGACGACTGACACTCATCGTGCAAGGTCGCCGACAGGAGAATCCCATGCCCACACCAGCTTCCACCCCGCTCGTCCGCTCATTTCTGAGAAATATGGGCTGGGCCGACAGCACCCAAATCTCGGCAGTCAGCGTGCTGAATCGCTGGCACGACTTCCTCGCCCGGCGCGGCCTCGAGCTCGTCGACGCCACCCGCGACGACTGCGAGTCGTACCTCGCCGAGCGCGAATCGGACGGCATCGCTGCCGCTACCCGACAGGTCGACTGGCGCATGCTGCGCGCCCTGCACAGCTGGCTCCATGACGAAGGCGACGCCGTCACCAACCCGATGGCACGGGTCAAAGCTCCACGCGTGTCGGAGACGCCGGTCAAGGTCCTCGACGAGCGCGAGTACCGGGCACTGGTCGGCGCCTGCGACCGGCGCACGACCGGTGGACGACGAGACGAGGCGATCCTGTCGCTGCTGTGGTGGTCAGGCCTGCGCCGTTCCGAGGTGTGCGCGGTCGACCTCGAGCAGCTCGACTTGCGCGACGGCACGCTGACGATCGGGTCGCGCACCTTCACGACGAAGTCCAAGAAGGTGCGACGGGTGCCGCTCGCCGGCGAGACCGTCGCCGCCCTCGACCGCTACCTCCGTCGCCGTGGCGACGACCCCGGCCCGCTGTTCTTGTCCGAGCGCGGCGACGCCCACGACGAGCGACGGCTGCGCCCGAACTCGGTCCAGCTCATCCTGCGCCGTCGTGCCAAGCAGGCCGGCCTCACCCGCCCGATCGGCGCTCACGAGTTCCGGCGAGCGATGGCAGTCCGCCACAAGCGTCGCGGCGGCTCGGACCCGGCACTGATGGCGATCGCCGGCTGGTCGAGCATCCGCATGGTCGACCGCTACACGCGCATGGACCGCGAGGAGCTCGCCGCCGAGGAATTCCACCGGCTGATCGACGACTCGAGGCCGGCCGCTCGACGTCGCGGTCGCCGCGTCAGCTGATCGCCCGCAGCAGACCCATGAGGTGACCGACCACGTCGTCGGGCAGCTGCTGGGCGAGTTGGACGAGCTCGGTCATCCGGGCGTTGGGATACTCAGTCATCCGACCGTCGGCGATTCCCAGCGTGGTGCCGAGCGGAGCATCGAAGTACTCATCCAGTGCGTCTCGGACCGTCTTGTTGGGGCGCGTCACTCGGCCGTCGATCACGTTTCGCACCGTCGCTTCATTCTGTCCGATCCCGCGTATTCAGGTCGGCGGAGGTCAGTCCGCGGCTGTACATCGCCTCTCGCAGCGCCCGCGCCAGTGGCGTTGTCGGCTGCAGGTCGTCGGCTGGCATCGCCGTTGGAGCGTACCTAGGCAAGAAAATTCTCAAAAGATATCCACTGAGTTTGCGAGAAACTGAAGGAGTCTATGGCAACTGACAAGGAACGGCGCGACAATTCACAGGTCAGCTGGGGATTTCCGGGGGTTGTAATCCACAAGTAACCGCGACATATATGGGGAACCTACCGGAGTCAGCGAGAAAGGACATCCGATGGACGAGACTGAACTGTCAGAACCGGTCAAGCTGTTCAACATCCGAGTCATCGCCGAGCGCTTGGACCTGCATCCAAAGTCGGTCGAGTTGCTGATCAGGCGTGGCGAGCTCGGCAGCGTCAAGATCGGCACCCGCGTGCTGGTTCGTGCCGACCAGCTGCAGGCGTTCATCGACGCCCACAGCGTTGCCGCCGGCGATAGCTAACGCTCGACGTAGAGCGAATCGGATCTGCCGACGGCGCGCCTCTCAGGGTTGCCCGTGCCGTCGGCAGACGCCGCTAAGGAGGATCCAGTGAGAGCTACTGAAGCTGAATGTCAACGCACCGTCGTGGAGGCCGCCCGGCTCGGCGGGTGGCTCGTCTACCACAACCGGCCGGCGCAGAACGCCGCCGGCCGGTGGCGCACCGCGCTGCAGGGCCACCAAGGATTTCCGGATCTCGTCCTCGTCCATGCCGACGCCCGGCTGGTGTGGTTCGTGGAGCTCAAACGCCGGCCGAACAAGCTCGCCCCGGACCAGCTGGTGTGGGGCACCGCCCTCGTCGACGCCGGCGCGGACTATCGGGTGGTGTGGGTTCCCGAGGAGCTCGACGAGTTCTGCCAGACGTTGGCGAGCATGCGCCCGGTGACCGTGATCATCACCAACTGGCCGCCGCAGCCACCGCTGTTCGATCAGGAGCTCGCCCGATGATGATCCATCCCGGTCCGCCGTTCCTCGAGCGCGACCTCGTCCCCGGCGGCGTCATCCTGCGCTGCTACTCGGTCCCCGACGAGACGTTGATCTTCGAGCAGCACCTCACCGACCCGTGTGATGTCGAGGCGATGGCCGAGCAGGGCGCGGACGCCGCTGCCGAGTACGGCGCGACCAACGTCTGCCTCGTCGCCTACGACGGCGACAGCGGCGAACGGATTCCGCTGCAGGACATCTTCGGCACCGACAGGTTGGAACCATGAAGGCGAAAGCGCCGGCGACCCGGATCCAGAACTATGGCGGCGGGCACGGCTACTTCCTCGACGGCGAGAAGGTCCCCGGTGTCACCACGATCATCGGCAACGGCCTCCCGAAGCCGGCGCTGCTCGACTGGTCGGCGAAGATGACCGCCCAGTTCGTCGTCAACCGCCTCGCCATCCTCGACGGCCACATCATCGCCGACGACGTCGTGCGCGACGCCTACGCCTGGAACGACATCCGCACCCGCCCCGAGCGCCACAACGGCCCGCTCGACCGGCTGGCCCTCGAGAAGATCCTCAAGGACATGCGCTACTCGGACCTCGACGCCGCCAGCGGCAAGGGCACCAAGGTCCACAACCTGGCCGTCGCCATGGCCCGCGGCGAGGACGTCGAGATCCCCGACGAGCTCGTCGGGCACGTCGAGAGCTATCAGCGCTTCCTCGACGAATGGGATCCGACCGACATGATCGTCGAGCAGGTCGTCATCAACCGCAAGCACCGCTACATGGGCCGCTGGGATCTGTCGGCCGACTTCCGGCGCGACGGCCGCGGCCTGCTCGACATCAAGACGTCCCGCTCCGGGATCTTCGGTGAGACCGCCCTGCAGCTCGAGGCCTACGACAACGCCGAAACGATGATCGCCGGCTACGACGACGACCTCAACGCCATCGAAGAGCCGCTCCCCGAGCACGACTGGATCGGCGCCGTGTGGGTCCGCGCCGATGGCTACGACGTCTACCGGTTCGAGCGCCGCCCGGACACGTTCCGGATCTTCCTGTACTGCCTGCAGTTGTCGGAATGGCTCGACCGTGACACCGGATCCGCGGCGTCGATCCGTTCCCACAGCCTCAAAGCCCCTCCCCGAATGGAGGTCTCCACATGACCATGACCCTCACCGATGTCGTCTGGCGCGAGCGCCGCTATGAGGCCGGCTGGTACGACTGCTCGGTGATCCGCCAAGGCGATCACGGCCGGCTCGCCATCGTCCTCGTCGGCGACGTCCCGGTGATCATCCACTCCGAGCTCGTCGAGTGCGAACGCGCCGAGACCGACCGGTGGCGGGCCCGGGCCCTGGCGGTGATCACCAATCCGGATCTCCGGAGCGACGGATGAATCCACAGCGCCGCCGCCAGGTCGCCGCCTATCGCGCATCGGCGGAATACCAGCGCAAGTCGCGCACCCGCTCCCGGGCGATCGCGCTGACCATCGGCTGGGTTCGCGATGAGCATCCCGACGTGTGGCGCAGGTTCCTCGATGAGGCCGCCGTCGATGTCCGCATCCGTGAGCGGATCGAGCAGCAGCGATGAGCGCACCGATCGAGTTGGTCTGGTGGGCGATCTCACCGGCCATGGATCTCCTCGTCCTCGGCGTGCTCGCCATCGCCATCATCACCGTGTTCATCGTCTTCGGGGGCGGGTGGCGATGACCGGATCGGCGCTCGCCATCTACACCCCGCAGGAACAGGTCCAACTGGCCTCGGAGGTCTGGCCGCTAGCCAACCGGCTCGCCGAGACCGAGTTCGTCCCCAAGCCATTGCGAGGCCGTCCCGAAGCGGTGATGGCATGCATGCTCAAAGGCACCGAGCTCGGCATCCCGCTGATGCAGTCGCTATCGCAGATCCACGTCATCGAGGGCCGCCCGACAATGAGCTCGGAACTGATGCGCGCCGTCGTCCAGTCACGTGGCCACGAGATCATCGTCGAGGAATCGACGTCGACGCGCTGCATCATCAAGGGCCGCCGCAACGGGGCCACCGAGTGGCAGCGGTTCACGTTCACCAAAGATGACGCCGAGCGCGCCGGGGTGCTCGGCAAGGACAACTGGAAAAAGTGGCCCGGGGCGATGCTGCTCGCCCGGGCCTCGAGCCTGCTGTGCCGCGCCGTGTTCGCCGACTGCCTGGCCGGGATCTCGTACACCGTCGAGGAACTGAACGACGGCTGGGACACCATCGAGCCCGACGTCGCCGCGGTGATCGTCGACGAGCTCAACCCGCCGGCGCCGGCCACCGCCGCCCGCACGACCAAGGCACGCAAGCCGAGGACCCGACCGGCGCGTCGCACCAGCGAACCGCCGGCCGTCCCGCCCTCGCTGCGACCCGTCCCTCCGCTGCCGGGCGAAGACGATATTACCGACGCCGAGATCGTCGAACCGCAGCCGGCCACGACCACCGATCACAGCACGCCGCTGCCGGGCCCGGCGCAGATCGCCATCGCCCTCAAAGCGCACGGCGTGACGACGTCGGAGGATCGCGGCCGCGCTGTACGCCAGCTCGTCGGCCGCCACGTCACCTCGAGCAAGGAACTGACCGTCGACGAGATCACCGCCGTGCTCGTCGCCCTCAACGACCTCGGCGACGGCGTGCCGTTCCCGTTCATCACCGACGAATCGCCGAGCGAGCCCTCGTTGCCGCTCGAGCCAGAAGGAGGACCCACCGATGACTGACACAACCCTGAGCTACACCGGCCAGCTGATCGTCGAGGTCTGCTGGTGCGGGATCCATCATGGAGTGCCGAGCGAGCTCGTCGAGATGCAACGCCGCCAGTTCCGCGACGGTGAGAAGCAGACCGTCATCTACTGCCCGCTCGGCCACGCCTGGAGCAATGCCGGCGAGGGCCAGGCGGTCCGGTTGCAGCGCGAGCTCGAGGAGACCAAGACCCAACTCGTCGCCACCCGAGACCAGCTGCAAGCGGCCGAACGAGAAGCCGCCCGCGCGAAAAAGCGCGCGGCCCGGGGGATCTGCCCCTGCTGCAAACGGTCGTTCGTGAACGTCGCCCGCCACGTGGCCGGCCAACACCCCACCTACGTCAAGGAGAACCGATGAGCGTCACAGTCCGTGCCAAGCTGCCCAAGGGCGACACCAACGGTCTCGCCCACCTCGAGGGATCGCTGGCCAGCGATCCCGATGCCGTCCTCGTCGTCGTCGGTCTGCTGCGTGCCGACACCATCGAGGAACGACCTCACGACGAGGACGATCCGCGGTGCGTCAAGACCGTGCTGCTGCACCTCGAGGCAGTCAACGGTGTCGACGGTGAGAAGGTCGACACGCTGCTCCGCAAGGTGTACGAGCAGCGCACCGGCAAGATCGTGCTGCCATTCGAGGGCGAATGATTCGAGAGCCACCGCACCCACCGGCCTCGACGCCAGAGCCGCAGGCACGCTCCTCACTCCGGCGTGCGCTGCGGCCGGCGGCGGCCGCGATGATGATCGCGACCGCGATGGTCACCATCGCCGTCCCTCCAGCGACCACCGCGGTCAACGCCCAGACCCGACCGGCCGCCACAATACGGCACACCCAAGGCGCCACAACGCGACAGGTCGACGTCGACCAAACCTTGCGCGCTCTCGATCGACTGCATGCCTTCGGGTACACGATCAACACCCCGGCCCGCGCCGAGCGCGCCATCCGCCACTGGCAACGCGCCAACGGACTCACCATCGACGGCATCGTCGGGCCCGAAGTGCTCGCTTCACTCGGTCTCGATCGGTTGCCCCCGACAGCGTCGGTGCCGGCGGTGCGTTTGGATCCACCGCCGGCACCCGCTGCCGATGCCGGAATGCCAGAAACAATCGAGCAGATCATCCGCGACGTGTGGCCCGACGACCTCGAGGACCACGCCCTGGCGATCGCCACCCGCGAAAGCCGACTCCAACCGACCGCCCGCAACGCCTGCTGCTACGGACTGTTCCAGATCCACTGGCGAGCCCACCGCGACTGGCTCGCGACGATCGGCGTCACCAGTTCCATACAACTGCTCGACGCCGGCACCAACGCCCGCGCCGCGTTCGCCCTCTTCCAGCTCGACGGCTGGGCTCCCTGGTCACTGTGACCTTGTCGCCATGCCGTTCTTCCGCGTCGATGACCAGTTCCACAACTCCCCGACAGTGCTGCAGGCTGGCAATGCCGCGGTTGGGCTGTGGGTGCGGTGCGGCGCCTACTCAGCCAACTACCTGCTCGACGGGTTCGTGCCGATCGACGTCGCCCTCGCCTATGGGACACGTCGCGAGATCGACCGAGCCATCGACGCCGGCCTCTGGGCGCACGTCGCCCCGGGCGGACTCTTGATCCCGTGGGCCGAGCAGTACTCGGCAGATCAAGTCCGCGCCCAACGTGCATCTACCGCCGAGCGTCAACGGAAATGGAAGGAGGCACACGGAAACGATGCCGCTAACGGCGTTAGCAGACGGCCCCCAAAGCCCAAGCCCAAGCCCTCTGTGAACGAGCAAGCAGCAGCAGCAGACGTGCGCGACATCAACGGCTGGCCCGCTGCTGCTGCTGTTCTCGAAGCAATCGATCTGTTCATCGCTCACAAAGTCGACCGTGACCAGCCACGACGACCCGACGCCTACAGGCGCAAGCTGCGCGATGAGATCCCGGGCGAGTACCACGACGCGCTCAACGAGTACTCGACCGCGCACCCAACCGCGACACGAAACGACATCGCCCGCGCTGTGTTCGGCTTGTCAGTCGTCGACATCCGAAAGGCCACCCGATGACGCCCGATGACGCTGAGGAGTACACCGCCTCGCTCGGTCAGATCGTCGCCGGCAGCTGGCGGCAGGTCGCCTGGGCTGACCGCCAGGGCATCCCCGCCGCGCTCGGCCTGACGACGCGGGAGTGGGTCGAGCGGCGGCTCGGCGGCTACGTGCGGCTCGCCATCCCCGAGCGTCGGGAGGCCGTCGCCGAGCTCACCGAGGAGGGACTGAGCCAGCGCGAGGTCGCCAACGTTCTGGGCGTCGACCAAGCCACGGTGCAGCGTGATGCATTTGCATCACGATCCGAGGAAGAGCAGCCGGAGCAGCTTCGCGCCGATGCAGTTGCATCGCCCGAGGACCTCGAGGAGCGTCGCCGCGAGAGGGAGCGCACCGAGGCGATCGCCCGGCAGGTCAATCGGCTCCGCAACGTGATCGACGGCTGGCCGACGATCTCCAACCTTCACACCAGTCCGCTACGCACCGAGGTGCTGGCGGCTCTTGCCACCGATGAGCGACGGCTCATCCTCACCATCGAGGAGACCACCCATGCCTGACGATCAAACCCTCAACGTGCTGTGCGACCACTTGCTCCGACAGTTTCGGCCCGACCGCTTCGTCGTGAGCGGCGAGGAGGAGATCACCGACGAGGATGTCATCACCAACAGCTGGCTCGATGAGGTCGCCGCCGAGCTCGAGCGCGAGATCAGGGTCGAAGATCTGCAGCGCGTCGTCAACCGACAGCTCCGCAGGCTGGTCGCAACTCGAGAGGGCATCGCCTGCAAGCGCGTCAACGCGATGTTGCGCGACTACCACGACCGCCCGACACTCCATGATCCACGTGACCCTGAGTGGATCGGTCCGCTCCTCGACGACCCGATCTCCGTGGTCACTCGATCGAACCTCGACGGCCGGACGAAGATCCTCTACGAGCATGTTGCACTCCGAGCAGCCAGCTCCGACGACCTTCGCAGGTTCGCCATCGAGGAGCGTCGCCGTGCAGCACGCGACTTCGCATCGCGCGAGAGCAGCTGCGCTGGCGCCGAGGAGTTGGCCGATGACATGGACGCCGCCCGAGTCGCCCTCGCTGGCGAGTACCTGGCACCGTGACCGGAGAGCAGGCCGCCGACATCATCGTCCGACTCGACGCGGGATGGCCCGACCGGTGGGACGCCACCAAGGTCGACCTCTGGCTCGAGATGCTCCAGGAGCTCGACTTCGACGACACCTTCGAAGCCGTCACCGAGCTGTTCCGGATCAGCGAGAAACTGCCGACGTTCGCCACACTGCGGACCCGCGTCGAGATGGCCGACCGTCGCCGCCACCCCGGCCTGCCCGCGTCACCGTGCCTGCGCTGCAAGCATCAGCCGGCCGAGGTCGGGCGCACCCGGTGCGCGCCGTGCCAGCTGATCGTCGACGACGAGGTTGCTCGAGGGGTGGTGTCGCCGGCGATGGCGGGTGCGATCGCTGCTGCTCATCGGTCACGGCGGGCCAAGACCGAGGTGGTGGAGTGACGTCTCGTGGGGCGCGCGAGACGGGTCGGTTTTTTTGGTGGAACTTCCCCCGGGATGTCGTCCCGGCGCCTCTCTCTCCCTGGATGCAATTCGGGCTGATTCGGGCCGGATCCTGGCCGATCGTCGCCGTCCGCCGCGGATCGGGGCGCAATGCCGCGGACCGGTAGCCCGTACGGTCCGCAGTATCAGCGGCGCCGGCGCCGGCTGCTGGGGCGGCCGTGTGAGCTGCGGCTGGTGTGCAGCGGTGCGCCGGCGACCGAGGTTGATCATGTTCCGCCGCTGTCGCGGCATCGCCATGTCGAGGGGTCGGGGTGTTGTCGGGAGCGGCCGGCATGCGGTCCGTGTCAGCGCCGCCAGGCCGTCAACCTGGCCAACGAGACCCGCGGCCGGCGCGGCCGTGTCGTCGACGAGCTCCTCGAGATGCCGGAGCCGGTCGGGTTCGATGTCGACGACTCGATGTGGGATGTGGCGCCGTGGTTGGATGATCTGCGGGAGGTGCCGGCCGATGCGGTGTGGCCGCGGTTGATGACCGCGCCGCACCCTCGCGCTGTCGACTCGTTGGGTGTTGAGTTCGAGTGGTGGTGCCGCACCCATCGGCAGATCACGTTGCGGTGGTGGCAGCGGCTCGTCGCGCGCCGGCTGCTCGAGGTCGACGTCGAGGGCCGGCTGGTGTGGCTGGTGTTGATCTTGACGTTGGCCCGCCAGCTCGGCAAGTCGTGGCTGCTGTGGTTGATCTTGTCGTGGCGGCTGCATCAGGGGGAGCGGTTCGGGCGGCCGCAGCGGCTGGTGCACATGTCGATCCAGATGTCGCAGGTCCGTGATGTGATGGCCCGCGAGCTCGGCTTCGCGGATGCGCGCCCGGATCTGTATGCGACGTTGGACAACAACAACGACACGTCGATCGAGTGGCTGCGCGACGGGTCGAAGTGGGTGCGGGTGGTGCGCGGCACCGCGCGGGCCGGCGGCGCCTACGGCCAGTCGGAGGTCGCGGTCGGTGTCGTCGACGAGGCCTGGTCGATCCCGGCGGCGGTCGTCGACGACGGCCTCGAGCCGACCATCGTCGAAAGCGAGCAGCCGTGGCTGGTGCTGATGTCGACCGCGCACCGCATGTCGACGGCGCTGATGCTCGACCGGCGCAGCTCGGCGCTCGACGACATGTGGGCGCCGCAGCTGCCGGTGCTGATCGTCGAGTGGTCGACGCCGCGCTACTACGGCCTCGACGACGTCGACGGGTGGCGGCTGGCGTCACCGGTGTGGTCCGGGCAACGCGAGCAGCTGATCGGCATGCGCGTCCAACGGGCGCTTTCCGGGTTCGCGTCGGAGGATCCGAACGAACCGGACCCGGTCGAGTCGGTGCGCGCCCAGTGGCTGAATCAATGGCCGATCAAGCTGACCGTTCAGGGCAAGGTCGAAGCGTTGCTCGGCGGCGACCGGTGGGGTGGGTTGACGTCGCACGGCGAGATCCCGCGGCGGGTGTGGGTCGCGGTCGCGGACAACTTTGGGCGCGGCGCCGGCGTCGTCGCGGTGGCCGACATCGGCGGTGACCGGTTCGAGGTCGACGGGTGGACGTGCCCGGATCGTGTCGCGGCGCTGGCCGCGGCCCGGTTGACGGTGCGCACGTTGGGTGTGCCCGGGCGGATCGTTGTCGAGCCGGCGTTGGCGACGGTGGCGCCTCGAGCAGACAAGGCCAAACCAGAGGATGTGCGCTTCGGGCTGCCGTTGCTGCGCGAGCTCGTCGACTCCGGGCGGGTGGTGCACGACTCGACACCGGAGCTCGATGTGCAGCTCGCCGAGTGCCGTGTCCGCGCCGTGCAGGGCGGCCTGGCGTTGGCGTCCCCGGCCCGCTCGGATCTGGTCCGGGCGGCGGCGTTGGCGACCCGGGCCGCGGTGGTTCACCGGCCACAGCCCGGCATCCACTGAACCCATTCGCGACGGTTGTTGCATTTGCAACTAGTGTCGCGGCGATGCATGCCACCCCGGTTGAGCCAGAGCCTGTCGAACCCGACGAGCCCGTCACGCCAGACGACTGATCTGATGGAACGCCCGCCGTCGAGTGGCCGGTACGCGGCCCTCGGTCTCGGTCGGGTGGAACAACGCTCTCTGAACCCTCAGAACATCACGCCGAACGACACGGTGCCGCCGGCGTCGGATCCGGGGACGGTCGGCGTGATCGACACGGTGATCCCCGGCGACCCGGACGGTGTCGAGTTCGTCGACGAGGGTCCGGGCGGGTCGTGGCCGCCGTCGATCATCCGCCCTTCGGCGTGGTCCGGGTGGCCGGCTGAGTGGTCGACGCCGAACTGGTGGGGGCGGCTCGAGACGTTGACCGACACGGCGTGGACGTGTCTCGATCTCAACTCGTCGCTGTTGGCAACGATGCCGCCCTATCTCGTCGGGGCGTCGCCGTCGCTGCCCGATGACTGGCTCGACAACCCTGACCCGGCCAAGTATGCATCGTGGGAGGAGTTCGCCAAGCAGCTGTTTTGGGACTACCAGCTCGGCGAGGCCTTCGTCCTGGTGACCGCCCGGTATTCGAACAACTTCCCGGCCCGCTTCCATGTCGTCGAGCCGTGGTTCGTCAACGTCGAGATGGTCGGCGGTGAGCGTCGCTATTCGATCGGCGCCATCGACGTCACCGCCGACATGTTGCACATCCGCTACCAGGGCGGCGCCAATGACGCTCACGGCCACGGACCCCTCGAGGCCGGCCGCTCCCGACTGATCGCGGCGTCGGTGCTGACCCGCTACGGCACGAACATGGCTACGAGCGGCGGGATCCCCAACGCCGTCCTCAAGCATCCCGACGAGCTCACCTCCGACCAGGCGACCGCCTTACAGAACGACTGGATCACCGCCCGGCTGTCGACGATGGGTCTGCCGGCGGTGCTGTCGGGTGGCATCACGTTCGAGACGCTGCAGATCTCGCCCAAGGACATGGCGTTGACCGAGCTGCTGGAGTTCAACGAGTCACGGATCGCCGTGCTGCTGCGGGTGCCGCCGTTCCTCGTCGGCCTGCCCTCGGGTGGTGATTCGTTGACGTACAACACGGTCTCGATGGCCCTCGACTACCACTGGCGCGCCGGGCTGCGACCCAAGGCGCAGACGGTGATGGCGGCCCTGTCGTCGTGGCTGACACCGCGCAGCACCCGCATCGAGGTCAACCGCGACGCCTACGTGCAACCCGAGCCGCTGATCCGTGCACAGACGTGGGACATTCTGATCCGCATCGGTGTGCTCACCGTCGAGCAGGTCCAGGCGATCGAGCGGTACGGGGCCGGCGACGCGTCCGGCGTCGACGACATGATGACGGGGGCAGCCCTATGAACGAACCGATGATGGGTCCGATCGAGTACCGATCGGCGACCACGCTCGAGGTGCGCCACGCGCAACGGATGATCGACATGATCGCCGTCCCGTACAACGAACCGACCCAGGTGCTGCGCCGCGGCCGGCTGGTGACCGAAGAGTTCGACCCGCTGGCCTTCAACGGTGTCGATGGTGACGTCACCGTGAACCGGGCCCATGACCTCGAGCAGCCCCTCGGTCGGGTCACCTCGTTCCATCCGAACGACCCGCGAGGCCTTCGTGTCGAGCTGCGGATCTCGAAGACCAGCGGCGGCGACGAGGTCCTGGAGCTCGCCGACGACGGCCTCCTCGCTCCCTCGGTCGGGTTCGCGGCGCTTCCCGGCGGTGAGCAGTGGACGGCCGATCGGCGGAAGGTGCGGGTCACCCGGGCGAAGCTGTTCCACATCGGCTTGACCGGCGACCCGGCGTACAAGGGCGCCAAGGTGCTCGCCGTCCGCTCCGCCGATGAGCCGACGGTACATGCGCCGACGCCGAACCTCGACCGGCTCCGACTGGAGATGCTTGTCGAGCGCGCCCGGCTGACGTAACCTCGCGCCCAACCAGTCGAGGAGACCCTCGGGCGAGCGGCCAGTGCCGCCGGACCGAGCGAGCGATGTCACCGGACTCGGAACATCTACCCGTTTCGAATCTGAGGGGAGTCGCATGTCTGCGACCGATGCAATGCTGTCACGCTTCCAGGCTGAGCTCGAGGAGCGACGCACGTTCATGGATGGGCTGATCGAGGCCGCCGAGTCGGCCGGCCGCGATCTGACC